TGTGTAGCTCGTTGATACTGTTTGACTGTTCACCACAATTCCGTTACTTGCCACTGGAACTCTTGCTTGAAGTTCACCAGTAGAGGGCTTGTACAGCAAGTAAGTATTGCCCGTATAGATAGTTGTTGGTGTACCGCTAGTAGCATTGGCAAACAATGGGTACAGATTGGTTGCCGTAGTAGTATCGTTTGCGACTGTAGCGCCTGACACCACAGTAGCCCATGAACTATTCGTTCCATCTGTAGTCAGATACTTGCCTGAGTTGCTTGTCTGAACAGGGGCTAAAGCATTGAATGCTGTTGTTGCAGTAGTCTGCCCAGTACCACCATTTGCGATAGGTAAAGTACCATTCACACCAATAGACAAAGAAACAGTGTTCTTTTCCCACAGGCTTGTGCTTGTGTTGTAAACCAGAGATTGACCATTGCTAGGAGACTGAGCAGACACATTGTGCAACTCATCCATCTCATAGCCATTTTGTACTTTGACAAACAACTTACCCTGAGTTGGGTGAGCATGTTCAACAACAGCTACATAGACCAAATGCTGTGGTGCATAAGGCTTAGTTGCCGTCAAAGTTCCCGCTGTTGTAGGACTTAGATAAAGTTGTTCACCATCTGTATATGCAGATGTATCAATGTCAGTAACCAAACCAATAACAGTCACATATCCATTTGAGTTATTGGCAAGATTAGCAGTCATCAAGCCCAAAGTTTGAGCAGATGTTGAATCAGCGTTAGCCAATGCCTTTGATACTGTTGGATTCTGTCCAGTAGCGCCAGAGATATATACAGCAGTACCTTTTGTTAAGGTAGCGCCTGTCGTATTCCGAACCAAGCAAACAACATTGGTTGTAGATCCGGCTACAGCAACGGACAAATCACGAGAAGTGCCACTTGTTGTAACTGTTACAGACCCATCTGTCGATGTGATTGCTCCAATAGCACCAAGATTAGTTAGCGCACCACCCGCAGTAGTAGCTCCTGTACCACCATTAGCAACAGCAACAGTGCCTGTGACATTAGAAGCAGTACCAGTAGTATTTTGATTGAGCGTAGGAATATCAGCGGCAACAATAGCCCTGAATGTTGGAACACCAGATGAACCATTAGGTGCGGCTAAGACATAGTTTGCAGTCTTAGAGGCATAAGGGTTAAGTGTGTCTCCGTAGCCAGAAGCAAGGCTAATTGCCGGAGTTGCACCACCACTAGAGACAACAGGCGATGTTCCTGTGACAGAAGTTACGCCACTACTAGCGGGTGTTGTCCAAGTAGGCGCAGTACCCGCACCAGCAGATGTTAAAACTTGACCAGAAGTTCCGGCAGATGATCCACCCATTGACAAAGAACCATACAAGCGCGTATTTGTTGTTGCCGAGTTACCAAATGTAGCTTCATTTGTAGCGGTTGCAGATGATGGCTCGGAGTCGTAGCCAATAACAGTTAAGTTGCTACCACTTGTAATAATAGAACCTGCTCCATAACCAACAGTAGTATTTTTAGATCCTGAATCATTAGAAGAAACATATCCTAAAGAAACATTGCCACCCGCTATAACAGCCGGTGAAGTAAAAATACAAATCTCTCCAGTTACGTTTGCATCAAAATATGGGTTATTGTTTGGATTGCTAACTGTAAGATACCATCCTGGTACTGATGAATCATAAGTTCTAGCAGTAGCTACTCCATAATATAAAGTAGTTCCATTTTTTTCAACATAAATATCATCGCCTATTTGAATTGTATTAGTTACAAGATTTGTCCACGGCGTACCACCAATATACCAATAAATAAAAGAATTTGGTATGTTATATCCAAAACGAATTAAACTAAAAGTATTTGGCCCCCATCCAGACTTATTTACTGGAGCATTATCTCCAGTAAATCCATATACTAAACCATCATTGGTAGGTGTGGCGGCAGGCACTACTTCCCAAGAAGTATTCGTACCATCAGTCTTTAAATACTTGCCTGAATTACTTGTCTGTGAAGGTGCAAGTGCATTGAATGCGGCAGTAGCAGTAGATTGACCTGTACCGCCATCAGCTATAGCCAAGTCAGTGATTCCAGTGATTGAGCCGCCAGTGATAGACACACTGCTTGATGCTTGAGTTGACATCGTACCCAAGCCACTGATGTCAGTGTTTGCCAGAGTAATTGCACCAGTTCTACCCGCAACAGAAGTAACCAAGTTTGTTTGGTCAATCTTTTGCCATGCAGTACCGTTATATATTGCCCAATCACCAATCTGCCAATCAGTGACTCCATCTAAGTTAGTAGATCCGGCAGTAGCAACAACATAGTAGAAGCCGTTTGTTCCAACACCAGAAGCAAGAGTCGGTGTGTTAGTCGTAGCATTCCATGTGCCTTGATAATCCAAACCACCTACGATTTCTGCCCAAGAAACTATTGTGCCATTGGTGGTTAAGAACTTGCCTGCATTGCCTGTCTGACTTGGGATCAGGTTGTTGATCTGAGTCTGCAAACTGGCAAGCGCATCAATCACTGTTTGGCTAGTACCACCACCATTGGCAATGATCTTGATCTTCTCTGCGACATCAGGGGCGACTACTTCACCAACATTGATGATTCGACCGCTAGACAGGCCAATAATCAGGCTACCGTCAAAGTCGATATGTGCATCAGTAACGGATATACCGTTTTCACCGTCACGGCCATCTCTACCATTGAGGCCATCAGCACCACGAGGGCCAGTAGCACCATCACTACCTGATCGACCATCCCTACCGGCCTTGCCATCCGCACCATTACGACCATCTTTACCATCTTTGATAGTGGCAACACGCTTTTCAATGGCTTTGCCTGTCTCATCGTAGCGAGCCTTAATATCGGCTTCTAACTTCTTTAAAGCCTGTACTACTACTTGTACATTCTCGCCAATACGTTGCTTTTGGACATCTTTTGCTTGCGTAACAGAAGCTCGAATTGAATCCAGAATAGCGGTCTGCTGCTCTGGAGTCATGTTTTGCAGAATTAACTGTTTAGCAAGGCTTTCAACGTCCATTGTTCAACTCCTTAGTCAACTGGTCTAGGAAGTCTTCCTCCATACCCGCGACTTTGTTGTTTTTCTCAGCCATTTGCAACTCAACCATCTTAGATTTAGTCTTTATATCAGCTTCTTTAAGCATCAATTCAGCAATCTTAACCCGTTTATCAAACGCTTTTTCTTCGTTATCAGTAGGCAAGTTCTTTGTCATTGCAGACATTGTTTTAGCCTGAGACTCTTGAGGCATCAACTGTGTCTCAACTGCCAACTTCTGCGCTTCAGCACGATTTTGCTCTGCTTGTGTAGTCTGCACAGCAATCTGAGCCTGTGCCGCTTGTAAGGCTAGTTGTTGTTGAACTTGTTGCATCTCTTGAGCTTGTGGGTCAGGTTGACTCATCTGATCCAAAGCACCCATCAGTTCATAACGGTTGCTCAAGCTAGAGTTGTTTAAGATGCCCTTCAAGATCAATGGCAGAACTGGTGTATCTGGGCCAAGAGTCTGCAATAGACCAATGAACTGCTGTTGCTCATACTCACGAGCAATGATTCCAAGGGTTGCTGTGGGGACAAACCGCATATCAACCGATGGATAACGCTCAGGATCAAATTGCATGAAGCGAAATGCGGCCTTCTGAATGAACGGAATAAGGAAGTCTTCTTGGAAGTTTACCAGTGTTCTCTTGTATTTCTTGATGATTGTGGCAACAGCCATACTCATACCCGCACCATCACGGTTTCCTTGGCTAACCATGCCTTGAGAGTCCATCGTGCCAGTGGCTTGGAGAAGCATTCTCTCAAACTCTTTGGCAGTGGACAGATTGTTAAGGCTTGTCTCACCGAACTTGAATGGGTAGAGAATCTCAGCGGGATTGCCGTTAACCATGAATGCCTTGCCTGGTTTGATCTCAAACTTAGCACCCCTTGGTAGGCGAGTAGCATCCAATCCCATCATAGGAGAGGTAGTCAGGGCTAAAGAGTCCAAATGGCTACGCACTTGAGCATCAATAGCCTTTTGCATGTTGTAAGACTTCTCTACAGTACCACGACCTAATAGGCGGTTTGGCACAGTATCATCTTGATAGGCAAGAACTGGTCTGTCTTTCATCATGTATGGGTTTTCTTCTGCTTTGAGAAGCATCCCATCATTGGCAATCACAACAATTGCCTCTACCATGTCTGAATACTCTTCTGCGTAGCTGTCTTCAGGGAACAATACTGCTACTTCATCATCCTTGTCTGTCAGGTATTCACGAGGAACTAGCCCGTAATAGGTCAGAAGTAGGACTTTTTCATCACGATATTGGCTAACTTCTTGAGTTGGCTCTAAATCTGTGTCTTCGTAGCTAGATGTGATATCTACCTTGCGGTATATACCTTTTTCAATGCCTTCTACGATCTTGTGGATAGAGACATACTTCTCAATAGCCACACCCATACAGTCATCAATAGATGTTCCATTGGGGTCAAACAAGAAATTCTTAGGGTTTACGGGAACAATCTTGACAGCAACCCTACTTTTTTCTACAACACCGATAGCGGCTTGGCCAGTTTGACCAGGAATCGCCTGAGTAGCGGGTTCAAAGATCTTATCTGTCTTAACAACAATCTCACCGATACCAGTTCCGTAAATTTCTGCCATCAATTCAATCTGGTCGATGGATTTACGG